GGCTGGGGGCGGTATGCCCATGAAAGACGGAAAGCCTGCTTTTATTGGTGACGGTAAAGGCATGAAAAAAGGCGGTATGGCCAATGGCGGCTCTGCCTCAAAACGCGCTGATGGTGTTGCTGTTAAAGGCAAAACCAAAGGTACTATGCTCAAAAAAGGCGGCATGGCCTGCTAAGGAGTTAATTATGGCAACACGTAAACTAGATCGTAAGGGTAACCCCATTGTTACCAAGGAAGAACTTGAAAAATCGGGCATGTCTTTGCGCGATTTCTTAAACAAGGAACGTGGTCTTACTCGTCGTGGCGAGTCAAAAACATCGACTAAACCCGAGTTAGGGCCAGAAATGGGTTCGCCAATGTCAGCCGACGAATCTAAAGATGCGGCCAGCAGGTTTGGTTATCCAAAAGGTTCGGAGCGCTTAAACAGCGCAGAGAATAAAGAAACGTCTGACATGAGCATGAGACATGGCGGTAGAGTCAAGAAGATGAACATGGGCGGCATGGGTTACTCCAATGGCGGCTCAGCTTCTTCTCGCGCTGACGGTATTGCCACTAAAGGCAAGACCCGCGGAAAGATGTGCTAAACCATGATGGCCAGCCGCGGTATGGGGGACATCGCCCCCTCTAAGATGCCCAAGGGCAAGAAGAAAGCCCGGCGGGACGACACTGACTTCACCCAGTATAAAGAGGGTGGAAAAGTAAAATCCAAAGTAAACGAGGCGGGTAACTACACCAAGCCCGGTTTACGTAAACGGATTTTTAACAGCGTCAAAGCTGCTGCAATCGTAGGTACTGGCGCAGGCCAGTGGTCAGCACGTAAAGCGCAAGTCATGGCTAAACGGTACAAAGCCGCAGGCGGCGGGTACAAGGACTAACATGAAAGCCCCACAGAAATCGCTCAAGGATTGGGGTGACCAAAAATGGAGAACCAAAAGTGGTAAAAAATCTTCTGACACAGGTGAAAGGTACTTACCAAGCGCTGCGATTAAAAGTCTTAGCCCTAGTGAGTATGCTGCAACAACGCGTGCGAAGCGTTCTGGCAAAAAAGCCGGAAAACAATTCGTAGCCCAGCCAAAAGCAATTGCAAAGAAAACAGCGGGATTTAGATAATGGCAATCTCAGGAACCACAGCGTTTAACCTAGACCTCACCGAACTGGTGGAGGAGGCTTTCGAGCGTGCTGGTTCCGAGTTGCGCACAGGGTATGACCTGAAGACAGCCCGCCGCTCCCTTAACTTACTGTTTGCTGACTGGGCCAATCGCGGCATCAACATGTGGACGTTTGAGCAGGGGACGATTAACTTGGCTCCGGGGCAAGCCACTTACGCACTTCCTTCAGACACCGTGGACCTTTTGGAGCATGTCATCCGCACAGGGGCCGGGAGCGCGTCTACACAGGCCGATTTGAGCATTACGCGCATCAGTGTGTCTACCTATGCCACGATCCCAAATAAGCTGCAGCAAGCCCGTCCAATCCAGTTGTGGATGCAGCGCCTCGACAGCGAGCGCTCAGCGATCGGCACAGTTCTGACAAGCGCAATCTCCGCTACGGATACAACAATCTCAGTGGCTTCAGTGCTTGGGCTTCCCACTACAGGGTTTGTGATTATTGAGTCCGAGATCATCTACTACGGCTCCATCGTAGGCAACCAACTCCTGTACTGCGCACGCGGGCAGGCCAGCACAACTGCGGCATCGCACATCAGCGGAAGCCCTGTATACGCACAGAACTTGCCGTCTGTGACGGTTTGGCCTACCCCAGACAACAGTACAACATACCAACTGGTCTACTGGCGCATGCGCCGTATTGACGATGCAGGCGGCGGTGTGAACACAATGGACGTGCCGTTCCGGTTCTTGCCGTGCATGGTCGCGGGGCTGGCGTACTATTTAGCGATGAAGGTCCCCAATGGGGCGCAGCGGTTAGACATTTTGAAATCACAGTATGACGAGGCTTGGGAGTTTGCGTCTACGGAAGACAGAGAAACAGCGTCCTCGCGGTTCGTGCCGCGCCAAATGTTTATCTAAAAATGGCAAACATGTTCTCATCGGGCAAGCACTCGATCGCCATGTGCGATCGTTGCGGAGCGCAGTTCAAGCTGACCGAGCTAAGGAAAGAGATTAAGAAGACGAAGATATACAACTTGTTGGTCTGTGCAAGTTGCTGGGACCCTGACCAGCCCCAGTTGCAGTTGGGTATGTACCCAGTAGAAGACCCGCAAGCAGTGCGTAACCCGCGTAGGGATACCACATATGTTACTTCGGGCCCGATGTCTGATGGGTACCTTAGCGGCGGTTCTAGGAACATCCAGTGGGGGTGGAACCCTGTTGGTGGAGCAAGTTTTTTTGACGTTGCGTTGACGCAGAACTATTTGGTTGCGACGACAAATGTTGGTATAGTCACAGTAAGCGTTTCATAGGAGTTAATCATGGCATACACAAAAGCTGCAGATGGCGTAGCCTCTAAAGGCAAAACCAAAGGTAAAAATCTTGGCGATAGCGGCCCTTCCGTCGGCATTCAGCATGGTGGAAAAGGCAGTAAAGGCGGCAAGACCAATGAAGAAATGCTGAAGCTAGGCCGTGGTCTAGCTAAAGTAGCTAATCAAAAGCGAGGCTAATATGGCAACACAAAGCATGAAACGCATGGGTAAAGAAGTTGGCCCTGCCAGCCTCTACGCTAAACCCCACACTATGTCTGGCAAGGGTGTCACCGTTGCTGAGAATCCCGGCAAAGAACCTAACCGCAGCAAGTTAGACTCGTTTGACGTAAGCGTAGGCAACATCAGTAAATCCGCTGGTAACGAGCCAACTAAGACCGATGGAATTAAAATCCGTGGCACAGGCGCAGCTACTCGTGGGATCATGGCACGAGGCCCAATGGCATGAACTACGCTGCGCTAGTGGTTGCTATCTCCGATTACACGGAGAATACTTTCCCAACTGCGGATATGAACACGTTCATTCAGCAGGCAGAGCAGCGCATTTACAACACCATTCAGTTCCCTTCAATACGTAAGAACGTAACGGGTATTTTGTCAACCAACAACAAGTACCTGTCTTGCCCCAGTGACTTCCTTTCGCCTTATTCGTTAGCGGTGATTGAGGGCTACGGAACGGCTACGGAGACGTACCATTACTTGCTGAACAAGGATGTCAACTTCATTCGTGAAGCGTACCCAACCCCTGCGGATACAGCCCTGCCTAAGTACTACGCTTTGTTCGGGCCTACTACAACTGCCGGTAACCCACCTGTACCGACCAATGAGTTGTCGTTTATTCTTGGCCCAACGCCAGATGCACAGTACTACGCAGAACTTCACTACTATTACTATCCTGAGTCCATCACCACTGCAACAACCACTTGGCTAGGTGATAATTTTGACTCTGTGCTGTTGTATGGCGCGTTGGTAGAGGCGTATACCTACATGAAGGGCGAGACCGACATTGTTGCTTTGTACGATGGGAAGTACAAGGAAGCGTTAATGCTGGCTAAACGTCTTGGCGATGGCCTTGAGCGCAGCGATGCGTACCGTAGTGGTCAGTACCGTATGGCCCCGTTGCCCCAGAATAATGGTGTAGTGTAATGATCGTCCAAACCCAGACCACTTCGTTTAAAGCAGAGGTGTACCAAGCGGTACACGACCTGTTAACGGACACCATTAAAATTGCCCTGTACACGTCAAACGCTAACCTTGATGAGACTACCACGGTATACAGCACCTCAGAAGAGGTTGTAGCGTCAGGCTATACAGCAGGTGGCGAGGTTATGACCGGGGTAGCACTTAATACTTCTGGGTACACGGTCTACGTCAACTGGGCTAATGTGTCTTGGTCAACATCCGTGACAGCACGGTGTGCCTTGATTTACAATGCCAGCCAAGGAAATAAGTCCATTGCGGTGTTAGATTTTGGGTCAGATAAGACATCTACCACTACGTTTACCATCACAATGCCAGCCAATACAGCCACTTCAGCGTTAATTCGCAGTTCTAACTAGGAGTTTGATATGTCCAACGAAAAAGCACACGGTCTAGACGCAGTAGCAAGCGCACTGACGCAAGCCAACAGCACCGGGGATTCGGCAACTGCCAAAGGTGTTTACACCATGCAGTGTCTTGACGCAGACGGTAATTTGAAGTGGGAAGCACGTTGCCCTAACCTAGTGGTAAACGAAGGTTTACAAGACATGAACGCCCAGTACTTCAAAGGCTCTGCATATACCGCTGCTTGGTATATTGGACTGTACGGCGCTGCGGCTTCTAACAGCCCTGCTGCTGGAGACACAATGGCATCTCATGCTGGTTGGACTGAAATCGTTCCTTACAGCAATGCTACACGCCCTGTGGCTACTTTCGGAACAGCTACTACAGCCAACCCATCGGTACAGACTAACTCTGCTTCTCCAGCATCGTTTACCATTAACGCCACAGCGACTGTGGGCGGTGCGTTCTTGGTTAGCAATAGCACTAAGTCTGGCACGACAGGTGTTCTGTTCTCTGCCTCTGACTTTACAGCCCCCGGAGACCGTTCGGTGGCTTCTGGCGATACCCTCAATGTCACATACACATTCAGCTTGGCTGGCTAAGGATTTAACATGGCACAGTTTAAAAAAGGCGATACCGTCCAATTAAAGGCAGTGGTTCCTCAAGGCCCTGTCATGGCTATGCGTATGGACGACGATGGCAACGTGCAGTACCTAATTGGCTGGACTGTTGATGGTGAGCCACAACAACGCTGGTTTGATGAAGCACAGCTAGAAGCGGTGTAGCCCTTCGGGGTTTGACGCATGTTTGGCTACGCCACCTTTGCTCAGGCTCCCTTTGCCGCCCTTGGGCAAGTCCCAACTACCTATGCGTCTAGCATTGAAGAGACAGCCACGGGGACGGATGTAGCAGCGGCTATACAACTTTTTGTATCTTTTCTGGCAGAAACAGCAACAGGTACAGAGACAATAAGTTCAACGCAGACGTTTGAGACAGCGGTTACGGAAGCAGGTACAGGCTCAGAGACAGTAAGTTCAACGCAGACATTTGTTACCGGAATATCAGAGACAGGAACCGTAACCGATGTTGACTTAGTAGCCGGAAGCACGTTTACACCTAGTTTAGAAGAGTCTGCGACCGTAACAGACAGTAATTCGGCAGTGCAGGTGTATGTGTCAGCCTTGACGGAAACAGGCACGGTAACAGACGCGGCTTCAGCAATACAGACGTTTATTACCGCCGTGGTAGAGGCGGCTACGGGAACACAGACAGACTCCGCAGCACAGACATTTGAGACAGCCGTTACAGAGACCGGGGCAGTAACTGACGCAGATGCAGCATGGCAGGCGTTCTTTACCTCAATAACCGAGTCTGCTTCGGGGCTGGATGCGTTGGCTACATCGTTCGTGTTCTTTGGTACTTCGGAAGATACTGCGACCGGTACGGATGCAAGTTTTGGACAGCTAGGTGCTGTGGCGTTTATAAGTGAGACCGGGGCAGTCACAGATACGACAAGTTCTTTGGCTATATTTGAGACAGCAATAACCGAAAGCCTAACGGGATCGGATGTTTTTGTAGCCACAGCGGTGTTCATTGCTGCGCTCCAAGAGGCGGCTACTGGCTCAGATTCGTTCTCAGTGCGGTTACTATGGGAAGTTATCAATGACAGCCAGACCGTAAGCTGGCAAAATATAGATAGCGCACAGACCCCAGTGTGGAGTGTAATTAACGCCGCACAGACTACCAATTGGGTAGTCATCAATACGCAAGGATAAAAAATGGCCCTCGTACTCGCCGACCGCGTTAAAGAAACGACCACAACCACGGGCACAGGTACGCTTACATTGCTGGGTGCATCCATTGGGTTCCAGTCCTTTGCAGCCGTCGGTGATGGGAACACTACCTATTACACTATTTCATCCAACGGCGGGGCTGAGTTTGAAGTGGGTATTGGTACGTACACATCCTCTGGAACAACCCTGTCTCGTACCACGGTGCTGACTTCCAGCAATTCTGGTAGCTTGGTTAACCTGTCCGCAGGCACTAAAGATGTTTTTGTAACGTACCCAGCAAGCAAATCCACTTACGAGACAGCAGGCCAAGAGATATACGCTGGAGCAGATGGCTCCATCTACCTGAACGCAATCACAATCGCCAAGAACACCACCGTACCCGCAAACTACAACGGCATGAGTGCTGGCCCCGTAACGGTGGCTAACGGAATAACGGTAACTGTTGCAACTGGAAGCGTCTGGACAGTCGTATGACCTACCCAAAACCATTATTTTTTAATACAATAGCTACATACCCGTAAGGATTTGAGATGACCACATCAGCAACCACGCTCTTAGGATTGGCCCTCCCGGTCGATGGGGAGCTATACGGCACTTGGGGCGATACAGTCAACGACTCTATTACCTCGCTACTAGACACGGCTGTAGCAGGCACGACTACACTCAGCGCGGACTCTGACGTAACTTTAAGCACCACGGACCTAGCAGCCAACCAAGCGCGTCAGGCAATTATTTTGTGGACAGCGGGAGGCACAGTCACTCGCACCATCACAGCCCCGGCACAGTCTAAGCCCTATATCTTAATTAACAAGACATCGGGCACACAGAACATCAAACTCGTAGGCGCTGGACCTACCACTGGAATTACCTTGGGTGCTGGCGAGAATTGCGTAGCAGCTTGGAACGGGGTTGACTTTATTAAGATTTCATCGTCAGGTGGTGCGACAGGTGGCCCCGGAAACGGTTTTGTTTACGAGAATGACATCACCGTAACGGAAGACTACACCATCACCACAGACAAGAACGCCATGAGCGCCGGACCCCTGACGATAAATGACGGCATCACAGTAACCGTACCGTCTGGCTCGGTCTGGACAATTTTGTAAGGAACAAACATGACAATCACAATTAACGGCTCAGGAACTATTACAGGCATTACTGCTGGCGGGCTTCCTGATGCCATCATTACTCAGCCTGAATTGGCTGCTAACGTAGTAGGTAACGGCCCTGCGTTTAGTGCATACCTAAATTCTTCACAATCGTTTACTAGTGGTGTTTGGACAAAAGTTCAACTTAACGCTGAAGAATGGGATACCAACAGTAATTTTGATTCATCTACTAACTATCGTTTTACTCCAACAGTGGCTGGATATTATCAAGTTAACTGTCAAGCACAACCTACTAGTACTTTTTCTGGTGCTAATTCAGTATCAATTTATAAAAACGGGTCGCAATATAAAAGTGCGTATTTGAGTTCATACGGAATACCTACTTTATCAGCAATGGTTTATTTAAACGGCTCTACAGATTACATTGAGTTATACACAAACCTTGGGACATCTCAAAGCATGACCGCTAGTAGCGTAATTGTCTATATGTCTGGTTTTTTAGCTAGGGCAGCATAATGACAATTTACGAAAAAATCAAAGCACTTTACCCAGAACTCACAGATCGTGATTTTTTGACTGTAATCACGCTTCAGAACGATAGCGATGGCAAAGGCGATTACATAGCTAAGTGGGAACACCCCACCTATGCACGACCAACACAGGAGCAATTAAATGGGAGTTAAACTCGCAGCGGCAAGCGGTGGAAGCATCGAACTTGTCCCAACAAACACAGCTAGTAACTTTACGGTGACAGTACCTGCGGTGACGGCAACAGCCTTAACCGACTCTGCTGGAATACTGAACATCGGCTCTGGGCAAATTTACAAAGATGCCAACGGCAACCTAGGCT